CTACGCAAAAGAGGACCCACGAAAGGATCCACAACATCAACGAGTTCAAGCTTTCCATTGTGGATTCAATCCGTCTCGAGCGCTTCCGGGGCGACGTGGAAAACATGGGTCGAGGCCAACGGATTGGAGTTAAGTCAATCTGGCTTATCGGTCCATCCCGCACTGGGAAAACCGCTCTGGCCAGGTCCATCGGCAAACACTGGTACATGCAAGGACTGTGGTGCGTCGACAATCTGTCTGACGAAGAACATGTGTATGGTGTGCTCGACGACATTCCGTGGGAAAGCATCAAGTTCCAGTACCGCTCCCTACTCGGCTGCCAAAAAGACGTCACCTACACGGACAAGTATCGCTCCAAAAAGACTTTCAAGATGGGATACCCTGTCATCGTTTGCACAAACGAAATTCCAGAGTTCTCCCAAGAAGAACGCAACTGGCTCGTCGAAAACATGGATTTCTACTTTGTGAATGGCAAAATGTATGGAGACAATGAACCTGTGATGTGGACTGTAGTTCAATTGTAATAAGGAGGCACCTGTTGTGGCGCCCGCTCAACGCGGACGCCATTGAATATATATTCTGAGTTAAACCAACCTAATTGTTCGAAAAACCTAAAAGGCAACGCCTACCGGCGTTGAACCTTACAACCAACCTAAACCTAAGCCGGTCCCGACTTCTCGTCTTCTGGCTTGGACACCACCACAGCAGGACGGGGAACAAACAAAAGAGGATTGGGATCCTGAGTATCGAACGATGTCTGCTGCCGCTTCATCGGCAACGGACTTAGAGAATAACGCACCTGCTTCTGAACCGCAAGCGTCGCACTCTCCGTAAACGTCTCATCCTCCAACGTAGCAGGCACACCCTGGAAATCAACAAAATAGCCATGGGTAAGTCCCGCTACAAAGGAATTGCCACGCACCTTGAACATATTTACAATCTTGGGACGGTTTGACTTGAGCATTAAATTGATCTCCTCGCCTGGTGCGAGTTGATACTTGGTACGACGATAAATAGTAAAGTGGCGAGTAAAGTAAAACGACTGAAATGGAGTGGAAGTTAATTGTTCTGGACGCATCTGCGGATCCCACATTCCTTCTGGAGGAGCAGTGCCCAGCACTGTATTCGCACCCTCCACGGGCTGCGTCACCTCCGTAATCCGACCTGCACGCCTAAATCCTTCCTCATACAACTGCTCGATAGGGTATCCGGGGAATGGCCACGACCGACGACACACAATACGATACACATTTACTAAAGCTGGATTGGTCCCGACATTTCGAATAGTGAACTCCATCTGGGCCGACTGACATCGAATGGCCCTGGAGCGTTCGGATATATCAGGGTAGAGGGGTCCAGCAACAGGGTTGGCCAAATCATCCCATCCTCGACGATTCTCTGTACTTCCCTCAATGAAGAACTCACGCCAATCTCCCTGGGGATTGTCTCCGGTGAAGGTGCCATCCCCGGGATGCAGCAAGCAACCAAAGTACGCACTTTGGTTAATAAGACACGTCCGCTGAAATAGAGCCAATTTAGCAACATGTTGAGGAGCCTGCGTCGCACGAATATACGAGTTGACCACACGACGGGTAAAGCGACGGCCGCGTTTCAATCGACGACGTAAACGACGTGTCCGCCTCCGACGGCGATAATCAATTTTAAAATCGTGTTGAGTAGTGAGGGGGTTATCACCCCCTGCTGCACGCGTTGCGTTCCGCTGTTGAGCTCGATTCTGATTGGGTTGTTGACGGTTTCGAGCGCGTTCAAAAACACGTCTCGCAGCTTGACGCATCAAATTAGAACGGAGATTCCCAAACAGGGATCCCCGGACATTCCGGCGAACAAGGGACATCGCGTAATTAAAGTTTAGGTGGCTGTTTCATGTTCATCGATCAGCAACGCGCGCCAAAGAGAGTGAACCCCTTACAGGGGTTAGCTTCGCTGGTATAAATACCTCTGCGCGCCCCCGCGCCATGGGCATGGGAGGTAACATTAAACTCCCATGCCCAGCGCGCGAAGCTTGGTCCCGAACACAACATGCCTGCGTTTCGACTTAACACCCAACGGGTCTTCTTGACCTATCCCCAAGCTTCCTGCACTAAGCAGCAACTTTATGACTTCCTTATCAACCTAACGACTGCCGACAATGTCAACGGCATCTCTACTACTCAAGTACTTGTTGGCCAAGAGGATCATGAAGGCGAAGGCATCCACTTCCACTGCTTCGTCAAGTTCGAACGTAAGATCAACGTCCGCAACGAACGTCTCTTTGACTGCGTTGGGAACCACCCCAACATCCAAGCAGTCCGATCCGAAAAGAACGTCATCAAATACTGTACTAAGGAGGACCAGAACCCACTGGTCAATTTCGACTGGGAGGGGGCGGAAAGTACGGTGCTTGACATTTTACGACGTGGACTGGCCGAGGAGAAGCCAGCTAACGACATTATCGACGAGGCACTCTCCGCAGATCCAAAAGCCTTACGCTATTATACCAACTTACAAGCATACGTATCTGCCAGAGCTACGCAAAAGAGGACCCACGAAAGGATCCACAACATCAACGAGTTCAAGCTTTCCATTGTGGATTCAATCCGTCTCGAGCGCTTCCGGGGCGACGTGGAAAACATGGGTCGAGGCCAACG